CCAGGTACATGGCCCAGCGGCAGGAAATGATGCAGTGGTACGCGGATTATCTGGATGCACTGAAAGACGGGAGCGCAGAAAGTCGGGCAGACGAATTTAAGCAAAGAGTGTTGTGGTAGCGCCCCTCAAGGTGGCACCCTCCTGAGCGTCAGCAGATATGCCCGGCAGGAATTGTAAGCCGCGCTCAACGTCTCTATCTCTGTCAGGGCTTCTCTAAGGCGTCGAGAATTTTCTTCTGGTAGTACCCCGCTGGCCTGGCCGGCGTCTTCTTCACCAGATCCGGTACCGGCGGCGGCGTCACCTTCGGCGCTTCCACCACATGCCCGGGGCTCGGTGACAACGCGCACCCGTACAGGGCGCTGCTCAAGGCGAGCGGCAAGGCGGCTAATTTCAGATTTGGCTTGCTCATCCAGTTTCTCCCGTTCTTCTGCCAGGCGGTGCAACTCCGCTTCCTTTCGGTCGCGGTCGGCTTTCAGCTTGACCAGCCGCTGCTCGGCCAGTCGGTTGGTCATTTCTACTTGAGCGGCCAGTTTCGCCCACTTCTCAAGTACGGATTCCCGGCCGTTGGCAAACCCATAGAAGAAAATGCCCACGGCCACCAGAACCACCACGGCTGCACCCAGCAACTTGGTACGGACATTAGTCACCTTTGCCTCCCTGAACAGAAATACACTTTTCATGCCGGTCTATTTGGCGCTTCCAGACACCCCAACACCGCTGGTTTGGCTCCCCATTAACGCGGGTTGAACAGTCGTACCCGCCTGCGTATCTCCACATCAGCAGAGCATCACACGCTTTGGCATGATTGCCGGCAAGCAGGTGGCGGCGCATGGATGAGCGCTTCCAGTTGCCAATGCCGTACTGCCCCACAAAATCCAGATACAGGTCATACTCGGTCTGGTGGAGCTTCACGCCCGGAATTGAGGCCTTGAACTTCTGTTCATCGGCTTTGAACAGATTGCGGGCCAATTCCTCGGCCCGCTTCGGAGTGATGGCGGGATCATCCAGATTCACCCGGGTACCGTCCTCATACCGCGTACTGCCGTACCCGATAGTGGGCACATCGCCTTCCACCGGGATCACGGGCTTTTCGGTGTAGCCTTCATAGGCCGCCCAGGACGAGAAGCCGCCCGCACTGAGCGTGAGGGCTCCAACCGCAATTCGTTTACGAAGGGCAGGAATCATCGTCTTCCACCCTCCGCTTCAAATCAGCAATGCGCAGTTCGCTCTCTTTCTGCTCCCGCTTGTCCCTCCGGTGTTGGAAGTACACGTTGGCCGCGAAGCCGCACAGACCAATGAGGACGGCCGACAGACCGATCCAGTTGATTTCTGCCAGCCAACCAAGAAAGCCCGCAAACGCACTACCCATCGTTACCTTATGGGCAACACTTTGAGCCATTTGGTCGGCGGCCGTGGTATGCCCCAGGTCAAGCGCCATGATGTCCCGCCTATCTACCTTTCCATGTGAATTCACGGGTAGATTGGCGAGGATCGTTACTGACTTCTAACCCTACAGGGAGTGGTCAGTTTCCAGGCAGCTCGTTACGCAGGTAGTTCAGCTTCTTGTCGATCAGAACACCCTCACGCGCTTTGCCCCGGTTCTCGGCCCGGCGCATCATCGAGCTTTGGATGGTGTCGAACGTGATAGCCACCCTCGGGTTACGGCGGTTGAATTCGCGGATCTTCTGCCGCAGGCGGTCCCGCATTTCCGTATCACCGGTGCGAGTCGCCACTGCAAAGCGGTTCAGCAGGTTGCGGCGCTCTCCGATAATCCGCTGCTCGGCATTCTTCAGGGCTGAGTTCCGGTCGTACTTCTCGGCAATGCTGGCCGGCATGAAGCCCATAGACTGCGCTATCACTTCCCAGGCGCTGGCCTTGTCCACCATGGAGTAGCCGTTCAGAGACTGGACGCCCTCGTTGGAGTACCGCACACCGCGCAGCAGGTCTTTGCCCGCTTTTGGCAGCATGGTCTCAATGCCGCGCGCGATGTGGCCTTCGCCCATGATGCTGAGACCGGAGAAAACGTTAGCGATAACTGCCGGCGCCGCGCCCAGGGCTTGCTCCATCCAGTAGTAATAAGCATCGCGGCCTTCCAGCTCCCTATAGGGGGAGAAGAACCACAGGTGCCCCATACCAATCCGCTCGGTAAGACTCAGGTTGGCCAATTCACCCGGCACCCCACGGAAGAAAATGCCGGCGGCATCTTCACCCAGGGCTTCAGTCACGTACCGCTTGATTTTGTCCTCGGCCGTCCAAGGGTCGTCGTCATCATCCATGAAGTTCAAGACCGTCAGCAGGGCCTGAGCCCCAGGCACACCCATCATGCCAGCCATCAGGGCAAACATGCCGTAGATGCCGGCAAGGCGGCGCATGGCCTCACGGCGAACTTCCTTGCTTTCACCCTTCAATGCCTGACGCATATCAATCGCCAGCCGGGACAGCATGTTGATACTGTGCTGACGGAACACCAGCAGGATCTTGGCGGTATCGCCTTGCATGTATCGGGCTCGGTTGCCGCTGGAATAGTCGAAGTGCACCGTCCAGGTCAGCTCGGCGGCCTCCTTGATTGCCTGCTTGTGGTTCAGGCCGGCGTTCCGGCCCATCCGGTAGGCGGCCAGTGAGGTCACTTCCCGGTTGTACCGCTCGGCATGGTGGAACATGAAACTGATTGCCCCCATAACCTTGTGACGCACCGCGCTGTATTCCACGCCAGTTTCACCCACACCGGCCAGGTCGTGCGCCTGAGTCTTGTCGATCAGGCCCAGGCGCATGAACTCGTCAAACGCGGCCTTCTCGTCGCCGGTCAAGTTCTTCTCAACGTGGCCCCGGCCCTTCACGAACTCACCGGATGCTTTCAGCAGTTCAGCCGTGGCCTTGCGCTCACTCTTGAACCGGGTGCCAAGCACGGGAACGCCCATCATAAAGGTCTGAGTGGTGTTCACGAACGCGGCCGCCGGCGTGATACCCAGCTGGTACGCAAACGCGAATGAGGTAATGTGCTGAGCCAACTTCCCGCCCTTGGGGTTCATCACCCACTCATGGCGCCGGCGCAGCTCGTTGGCCACGGTCATGGCATCGGCTGAGTCTTCGGCGTCGCTGGCCTGTTCTTCCACCTGCTCAACCAGCTCGTCCATTTCCAGGTTGTGCTTGAGCCGCGCAATCTGGTGGGATGAGTGGAACATGGTGCTGGCGAACACTCGCATGGCGTCCTGGTCATACCCCGGAACCTTCTTCCGGTGGATGAAGCTTTTTCGCATGGAGAAATCCGGCAGCGTTTCGAGATACATCTGGTAAATCGCATCATTGAGCGATTCATCGTCCACGTTCTCCGACACCAACTCCTGAATGTCGGCCACGAAACCCGGGTCAATGGCTCCCTGGATGTCCTCTTTGTTGGACTGCCGGCCGGTGGTGACCTCAAGATCCGGGTAATCCTTACCCAGCTGTTCGGCGGCTTCTTCCATATCCGCAGCCTTCTCAAACATGCTGAACGAGCGCAGGGTACCGTCCTTCTCGCGCAAGGCCACAAAGTAATCACCGAACCGCTTGAGCGGGAAATAGGGCTCATCCACCCGCATCTGCTCAAACTTCTGGCGAAGGAGCATGGTGCGAGAGGTGCGGCCGTGATCCGCTGACGCTACCCGCTTCTTGTATTTTTCCTCGGCTTCCTCGATGGCCTGGTCCTGCTCAGGGCCGGTCAACTCGTCCTTGGCCTTCCGGATCTCCAACTGCAGATCCCGGGCAGCTCGGCGCTTGGCAAATTCGGCGCTCTTGCGGATGTTCTCGGCAATGGCGTCCTCCATCGCTTTCACTTGATCGCCGTAGGCATCCCGAACGTCCTTGAACAGCTGTTGCTGGGTGGCCGGCAACTTCTCGTACCGCGCCCGCAGGATCTGGTACAGCGCCTTGTCAGCGTTCTTCTTTCGGGGCTTGGACGGGTCAATGCCGGCAATGGTGGCATCGTGCATTAGCTTATCCAGGGGCGCTGCATTCTTGTCACGCAGGCCAAGCACGGTTTTCACCTTGTCCTTCACAACGCCCTCGCTCATGCGCTCTTTGAGCCAGCGCTGTGCCAACTGGTCGTAGCGGGTGTGCATCTCGTTCCGGTCGGCGTCCATGGCCCGCTTCTCGTCCAGATAGCGGTCCAGGGCGGTCATGCCCTTGGGCGCGAAGTCGCGCAGGTACATCAGCGGAAGGGCGCCCAACCCGGCCGGTTTCAGGTCGGCCAGCTTGCCCTTGATTCGGCGGGTCATTTTCTTGCCGAAGGCGGCGGACGCCTGGCCACGCGGGATGGATGATGGATTGGCCGTGGTCCGGCTGAACGCTGGGATGTCAGCGCCCTTGCCCTGGATGTCGGCGGAAAAATCTCGACGGGGAGCCTCGCGGCCGCGCTCAAATGCTCGAGCAATCAGATCAATCCGGCTGCGCAGCTCGTTGACGCCAATGCTGTCATTGATCCAGCCAGCTTTCACCAGAAGGCGCTTGACCGCACGGAAGATGGTACGCCAGCCCCGTTGCAGCCAGTTAATACGGGTCTGAGCAAGTGAGCCAAGCAATTCCTCGGCGTACAGCCGGTTCGCCTGCTCCTTGTTCAACTTGGCGGATTTTGCCACGGGTTCATAGTCAGAGACGACCTGATCCCAGAGGGCTTTTACTTCCCGGCTTTCTTGCGTCGCTTGCTGAACATCGCGGTAAAGCTGGTTGCGGTCTTCAACCTTAAAGAATCCCAGGCCCTTGTGAACCAAGATTTCTTCCTGCAACGCCTCATTGACCGAACGCCGGCTATCAAAAGCTGTTCGGACGAGGTGAAGGGTGTCTTCCGTGCTGACGTACTGCCCTGAGATTGCGGCCGCACTGTCTCGGGCCTGGTCGAAGCCGGGAAGGGTTCTGGCTGTATCGTGAATTTGGACTCGGACATTGGCGGCTCCCGGGTAGCGCTCAAAGAACCGATCCACTGTAGCCTGCACGGCATCCCGTGACAATCCACGGGACACGGCGCCAGACTGGCGCATGAACGCTGGCGTTTCTTGTTCGCCATCGCCCTCGCCGGATTTCTCGACCACGCCAGGGGCCTCAAACTCACGTTCCTGATAGAGCGTGAAGCCCTGGCCGTCTTTCACCTCCATGTAGGGGATGGCTACGGTGCCGTTCTTGTCCTCGGCTAGAACATACCAGCCCTGGTCGTTCCAGCGGTGACCGGTCACGGTGAAAGGCTCGCCGTTCCACAACACTTCGGTCTCCACCGGGGCGCCGGTGCGCAGCCATGCCGGCGGGGCTACCGGGTTGTCCTGCAGGTCTTGCTCCAAGTCGGCCAGCTGCTTTTCCAGCCGCTTCAACTCGTCGGCCTGCTGGAAGGGCTCTTTGGATACCTTCTCGGCCCGGTCCCGGGAATCCCGGTTTTCCTGGATCTTGCGGCGCAGGTTTTCCAGACGGTCACCGAAGCCGCGCAAGGTCGCCTCAAAGCTGGCAATGGTCGGCTTGTTGGAAAGAACCTCTACCCCGTTGCCGTAGTCCGCGTAAAGCTGGGGCTCGGCCGCATTCTCGGCCATGCCGATGGCAAGTTTCAGGTCGCCGTAGGTGCCCACCTCCCGAACCGGGGAGCCCATACGGATGTTCTTGCTGACATACTGCCCAAGGGCTTCTTGAGCTTTGCCGCGCTCGGTATAGGCCTTCCCGTCAATGGTGGCGGTGAAGTCGTTGCCAGCATTGGCCTTGAGGGAGCTGGTGGTACGCTGCTCAGCGTTGACTGACTCGTAGCGGTCCACTCGCTCTTGGTCTGAGTTGATGGAGGATGTCAGGTTGCGGACCTGACGCTTGGCATTGGCGATACCCTGGCTGTGCAACCGCTCCCGCTGCATGACCATGTTGATTTTCTTCTCAATCTTGGCCCGCTGCAAAACCCGCGCATCACCAGCCGCTTCCGCGAAGGACTCCAACATATCGTTGTCTTCGTCGGTGGCGCCATCCGCGTCGATAATACGAACGCTGTCATCGGCTTTCAGGAACTTCTCGATGAATTGCTGCTTCTTCACCAACAGCTGCCAGCGCCGGCCGTCAATGCGGTCGGTCAGGTAGCGATACTCCCGAACCGTGTTCCACTGGTTGCCCTGGCGCTGGCCGCGCCCATTGCGTTGTTCCAGGTCGCCAGGCATCCAGGGGGCGTCCATGTGGTGCATGGCCCGCAAGTTCTTCTGCATGTTCACACCCACACCCAGGGACTGAGTGGAGCCGATCACCACGCGAATCTCGGAGCGGTTCATGGCGTCCGCAATCGCGGCCCGCTTATCCTTGCTGGTGGCGCCGGTCACCAAGGCGATTTGGTGCCGTGGGATGCCCTGCTGAACCATCCGCTCCACCATATCGTGAGCGGTGGAGAAAACCTTTTTGGTCCGCTTTCGCTTGTTGCCGTTCTCGTCAGTGATTGATTCGGTCGCGCTCTTGCTCAGGCCCAGCTGGGTAAAAATCACCTGAGTAGCACGCTCATCGGAGTTGTAGACCTCCATCACGTTCTTGATAACGCGGGACGGCTTGCTGTTGGGGTCGTCGGGTACCTTGCCTTCTTCGCCTGCCAATTCCTCGGCATACATGAGACGGGCGTCAAAGCTGACCTTCGCGGCCAGACCTTCGTAAACAATCGGGGATTGCGGGTCACCACGGCGCATGGCCTTCACCCGCTCTTTCCCGCTCATGGCCCGGAACTGCTTGGCGTACTCCTGGATCTTTGCGAAATGCGCCCGCTGATCGTCGGTCAGGTCCGCCGTTTCGTTCAGAACCTGCTTGTACGGCCGGTCCTTCGCGCCTTCGGTACGGCCGTTGAGCAATTCAGCCCGTTCCAGCTCGGTCAGGCTCGGGTCGCTCAGGGTCTTGCCAGACTTGGTTTTCCGGGGCTGCATTTCCGGCATATCCTCGGAAAACACAACGTCCATGTACTGGCCAACCATCCGGCGCAATTCCGGCGTGTTCACGAACTTGGACAGGCGGGTGACCGACTCGTATTCACCAGCGGCGGTCAGCTCGATGTCCATTTCTTCCTGAGCGAAGGAACCGAACCAGCCGTCCCACTGATCCAGCCCGGCCTCCTGCATCTCTTCCTCCATGATGTAGCGCATCTGGTGGAAGGCTTCGGTCATGGAGTTGGTCAGCGGAGTGCCAGAGAAGGTGTGCACGTTGCCGCCACTGTTCATTCCGCGCACGTACTTGAGCATAAAGCGCAGAGCAATCGACTTGGCGTTCGACTGCGTGTTCATGCCCTTGATACGCATCTTGGTGGCCAGGGGCGGCTTCTTGAACTCGTGCACCTCATCGACCAGAACCATATCAATGCCCAGGTCTTCAAAGGGAATGGCGCCCTCTTTGCTGGACCGTATGGCCTGCTTCTTGATGCTGGCGATGATGTTGTTCCGGGCTTTCACCAGCTCCTTGGCGGTCGGTGAACGCAACTTGGCCAGCTCGTCCTTCACTTCCTCGGGATCGCCCAGCATATCCTTGGTGATTTCAACGCCATCATCCTTGGCCGCTTCTTCGGCCTCGGCCATCAGCTCGTCAATGTCCTGCTGAGCCATCTGCATCAGCGTTTCTTCTTTGAAGCCGATGTTATTGATGAGCGAGTGAGGCAGAACAATGGTGTCCCAATCGTCGTTGGCAATCTGGCGCATTCGGGTCGCAATCTGCTTCTTGTCCAGATTGTCGATGTAGAGGATTTTGGCCGCCGGGTACATCTGCTGGATTTCGTTGGCCACGCTCTTGCTGTTGGCGTTATGGGCCAGGAGTAGCGGCTTCTTGGCAATCCCGTAGCGTCGGGACTCTACCGCGATACCGCCCATGGTGAAGGTCTTGCCGGTACCAACTTCGTGGGCATTGATGGACTTCCGGGTAACCAGCGCCCGCCAGATTGCGTTTTGCTGGTGTTCCCGAAGGTCGAACGGACCATTGCCCAGGGAGAGCGCCATGCCCTCCATGGCCATGAACGAGCCGTCATAGGTCGGAATGGCGTAGCTGTTGCGGGTCTCGTTGTATTCGCGCTCAAGGTCTTCTCGGCGCTCGGGGTCGCTCCATACCCATTCCCCGAACTTCATCCGCATTTCAGCAACTTTGCCGTTCACCTCGGTGGTGGCGGCGGTATTCACATATTCCTTGCCGTCCGTGTCCTTGCTCTTGATGGTCACGGGGCGGTTGCTGATAGCGGCATTGACCAGCTTGCTGAACGGGTACTTTTCGGTACCGTAACCGCTGCTGGCTTCCGGCCGGCGGTTAAGGTCGCTGTCCATGCGGATCTTCCACTGGCCAGCCCGGTAGGTCACTTCAATGCCGCTGGTGCTACTCAGGCCAAGCATTTCGGCCACAAACTGAGCGTAATACTCCTTCGGTACCCAGGTGGCACCCATCTGGGTTTCGATGTTGAAGTACGGGATGTCCTTCGGCTTCACCCGCTCCAACGCTTCCACGTTCCGCTTCATGCGGGTGTCGCCGGATTCTAGCGCCGCCTTGGCCTGGCGCAGCTTCTGGCGCACGTTTCCGGACAGGTAAATGTCAGCGGATTCGATGTCGCCGTTGGGCAGGTCGAAAATCGCGCCCTTCTCGATCAGCTCCTTACGAACCGACTGCTCGGATTTCTTGGCAATCCTGGCTATCTCACCCAGGGTCGGGTTTACATACTGGTTCCGGGCAACCACATAGGCCTCGGAAACCGAAGGATTCTTGATCTTCTTCGGCTCCCGAATGGTGCTTTTAGTGAGGATGTCTGACGGCTCGTACCCCTCGCCCGCTTTTCGCTCAAGGGCCGCCAGGGCCGGGTAGAACGGATCTTGAATGCGCTGCAGGTACTTCAGGCCAAAACTGCCGTTCAGCTGGCCATGCTCGTCCACAAACGAATCGTACTGACGCTTCAGCTCCTTTCGCTTCGCGGTGGCGCTTTCGTCAACATCGCGTTCGGCGTCAATCAGTTCGCCGTAGGCCTTCCGGAGCCCGATCAGGCGGTCAAGCTGATCCTCTCGCGCCTTGGTGGTCGCCTCGGATTTAACTGCGTACTTGACGACATCCGAAGCGTTGGCAATGTATTCGCCGCGAACCACGCCCAGGGCGCCGTCCTTGTCCCGGACCAACGAACCCTCGCGGTCGTCCAGGTGATTCGCCACGTAGCTGATTTGCTTGCTGCCAGAATCCTCTAGGTAGGCGCCGTCTGGCACCTTGGCGGCAATTTCTTTCAGGCGGTCAGCCACATTATCCGGGCGGTGCACGATCAAGCCGGGGCGGCCGCTGGTGGTGCCGTGGCCAAAGTCTACGGTACCAATCACGTTGTCCGGGTTGTTGGCGAAATACTCATTAATGAATACTTCCTCACCGCTCGGGGTCTTCACTGGCACAGAATCCAGCCAGCCTGCATCCGTGGGAACCATGCCCAGCCTTTCCGGACGCTTGCGCAGGATGATGATGTCGGTCACCACTTTGGTACCGGCGTACTCCTGAAATGCTCCGGTCGGGAGACGATACGCGGCCACCAGCTCACCCTTGCGGGCCAGCTCGTTGCGGATCACCTTGTTCTTTTTGTCCATGCTGCCATGCGTGGTAATGCCCACCACAAGGCCGCCGGGGCGAGTCTGATCAAGCCCCTTGAGGAAAAAGTAGTCGTGCAGATTGGGGTTTAACTTCTGGTACCGGCGGTCGGGCACCTCGATATTGGCGAACGGCCAGTTACCAATCACCACATCGTAGAAGTTATCTGGGGTCTTCGATTCCTCGTACCCCATGACGTTGATGTTGGCGTCCGGGTACAGCATTTGAGCCATGCCCCCGGTTACCGGGTCCAGCTCGATACCAGCCAGGTTGCTGCGGGTCTTCAATTCCTCCGGCATCATGCCGAAGAAGTTACCGATACCCATGGATGGCTCAAGAACGCGGCCGCCCCTGAATCCCATCTTCTTGACCATATCCCACATGGCCATGACGGTGGGTGGATCGGTGTAGTGGGCATTGATGATGGAGCGCTGCATCCCCTCCCATTCAGACTGCCCCAGCTGGTCACGTAGCCAGGCATCGCGTTCCTCCCAGCCTTTCTTGGGCTTGGGGTTCTTCCAGGTGCCCTGGAAAAGCTCTTGGCCAAACGAGCCCCAGCCGGTATAGGCGGCGATTACGCGCTGGTCGTCTTCGGTAATTGAGCGTCCGGTATCGCGGATGTCATTGAATCGCTCAATGGCTGCCTGGTTCTTCTTGAAGCGCTGAACCTGGCCACCACCAACGATCTCGAGGGGGTTGTCATAATGGAAGTTGCCGGGGCCGGGGGCGGCCTCACTGCGGGGCTCAGGCGTTACGCCTGTACTGCTTCGTCCTCTTGACTGTTCTCCGGCTCCATCATCAGGTGCATTCTCTCGGCCTGCTCCCGCGCGTCCGTCACCGGGTACCCCTGATCCATCAGGCTGTCCATTTCCTGCCACATCCGTTCCTGCAGAACGGTCGCCAGCTTGTTTGTCAGCCCGGCCGCCATCAGCCGCTGCCACATCTTCGGGCTGTCCTGCTTCCACGCGGCCAGAATCCGCTTGTGCAGATCCTGGTTGTGCAGGAAGTTCTCCTCGTCCGCTGTCAGCTTCCGATACTCCTTCAGTATCTGAGCCTTCCAGTTCGGGTCGATTTTGTTGCTGTCCATCACGCGCCTCTGTTTCGGGCTGATTGTCACTGTCTACTTTAGCATCAGTAGCCGTGGTTTTCTGGTCGATTTCAGGCTCGGCGGCATTAGATTTTTCGGCAATACCATCGCCATAGCCAGCAAGCCAGGCATCGGAAAGCTCATCGTTCATCCAGTCAGGTGGAGTGCGCTCGTCACCATCGGCGGCGGCCTGCTTTCCGGTATCTCTGGCCTGCTGCAGTTTCTCGGCGCGGCGGGCATCCTCGACTGGCACTGTGTCCGACTTCTCCCGCGACTCCGCTGGGGCCTTTTCCTCGGCCTTTTTCTTCTGGGCCTGCTCAATACCCTCTTTGACGCTGGACGGCTTATCGGCGGCATCCTGACCGCTTTCAGCGTTCGCCTTCTGGCGTTTGGCCTGCTCTCGTTTGAGCTTCTTGGTTCGCTTATGACCGGCACCGTAATGCTCGATGGCAGCGTCAAGCTCAGCATCAGACATATCCGGGATCTGCTTGCGAGTAACAGCCGCGATGTCGATTTCGTCCGGTGCACTGTCTGCCTCCTGCTCTACTGCCGGTTCCTCGGTAACTGGCTGGGCCTCCGGGGCCGGGTCGGCGGGCTCGGTATCACCCTGCTGGGCCGGGTTCTGCTTGTTGTCGATTACTGCATAATGCGTTCCCCAGCCATCCTGCCGGGGCTCAACACGGTAGCTTTCCCCTGGATTCTCGCGGGTCAGGCGTTCGGCAATACCCTGAGCCTGTCGCTCAGAACCTGAGCGCTCCACAATGCCAGGCTCGGGCGGATTCTCGATGTCCCGCTTACGCTGGTCGGCAGCCCGCTTAACTCGGTCGTAGCCTTCAAGGTGGCCATCCGGATCTTCGCCATGCTCGGTCATGATCTGGTCAACGGCTTCCGGAGAGTCGGCCTGCTCAATCTGCCCCAATCGCTGTTCGCTGCGCTGCTGGTAACCCTCGGCACCGGCAACGGCCGAGTCGGCGGTAACCTGATCCTGCTCTTGAGCGAGAGCCTCCGAAGCCGGCTTGCTGGTGTCGCCTTCTTTCAGCCAGCCCTTGAACTCGTCAACGCTCATGGGGCGCACGGGGCCAACCTGCCAATCAGGATCGAAGTTTGACTTGTAGGCCACCACGGCCGCCTGCTGGCTGGGATAGCCCATCATCACCTTATGCTCATCAAAGCCGCCGGTTTCCTGGTCCAGCTGATCAATCACGAACACTTGGGAGGCGTCTGACTGAGGGCCAACGTATACGTCCACCTGCTCGGAGTCGGCCCCCTTGGTGCGCTTGATGTATCCGTAGTGGTCGCTCATTTCATGCTGCCACTCGGTACCGTCAGGGCGTTTACCCTTGCGAACGGAGCCCCGTGGGTTCTCCACGGCGACATCCATGCCCTGCACGCGAACATGGCCCTTTTTGTAGTTGCCAGCCTCAATCTGAGCCTCGGTCGGCTCAGGCAAGTCATTGGTGGGGCTGGTTGCCGCCTCACTAGCGGCCTCATCGACGGCCTTGCGCTCAGCGAATCCGGCCAGCTCTTTCAGGGTCCGGTCACGCTCGCCAATCAACCGCTCATCCCATCCGGACGCACGGGCCTGTCCGGACAAGGTTTTCAACTTCTCCTGCAGCTGGGCAATCCGAGTGTCGTCGTCCATTTCCTCGGCGGTATCAACGGCCGCGTCCATGGCGTTTTGTTCGGCAAATGGCTGTGGCTGCGCATCAATCACTTCGCCGGTCTCCCGGTCGATGCTTTCACCTGCAAGGAACGACGCATCCCCGGCCTCGGCTGCCTCTTGCTGGGCCTGCTGAGCCATTTGATCGGAAACGCCAGAGTCCACCGCCATCACGGCGGCCTCACTGATCGGCCCCTCGTTAGGGTCAAGGCCTAACTGCTCGGACGGCAATGTGCGCTCACTCAGCCGTTCAGTGGCGTATTGCGGCGGAACCTGGCCAGGGGATGTCCACTGCTGGCTATCTTCGGCGGCCGGCTCCTTCTGTTCGGCGCCCTGAATAGGGGCCTGGGCCCCCATTGGGGTCATTTCCGGAGCGGCGTCAGTCTGCGCTTGTTCTTCCAGCTGACGCTCTTGCTCCTGTTGGCGCAAGGCCTCCTGCTCAGCCTCAAAACGCTGGCGCTGTCGCTTGCTGGCAAAACCTTCTGCCGCCCCGGTACCGCCGCCGGCAACACCACCGGCCAGGCCTTCCAGGGTGGCCGAACCAGCCACGCCCTCCCACGTTGGGCGGTCAAAACCTTCATTCTGAACTGCGGTGTTGGAGGCAAGCTGTTCATGGCCACCCTGCACCGCCTCAAGCGGCGCTTCTTTGGCAAAACCTTTGGCGGTCTCCTTGAGGACGCCAGGCTTTCCGCCGGTACCCGGGATGCGGCGCCCCATGCGGTTCACTGCCCGCTCTACGCCGGTGGTGCTGGCAACGGTTCCAAGCCCGGCGCCAATGCCAATCTGCCCAAGGTTTTCTCCGGAGTAGGCTTGCGCCTCCTGGGCGCGGGCCTCGGCTTCTTCCTCGGTCGCGCCGTTGGCCAGGTGTTCGGCCTTCACATCCTCGTAAATGCTGCTCTTGGTGAAACCGGCGCCCTGAGCCCCGCCCATGGCGCCAGACACCACCTGCCCACCCCGGCCTTTGGTCAGGGCCTGGACCGCAATCTGCGGCGCTGCGGTTCCGAGTGATTCAATGGTGGTATCAATAGGAGCGTCCGCGAAAGCCTCGCCGTAGGCCTTCATTTCTTCCCATGTGCTGCCGGACTCACGGGCGCGGCGCATATTCGCGGCATTGGCGTCCTGTTCGGCCCGGCGGCCGCCGGACTTCATGCTGTCTAGGTTTTCGTCAATTTCCCGAAGGCTCTTGGCGGTGTCGCTGCCGGCATTCACCGCACTGACGAACCCCTCCGCGCCACGGACAAAGCCCTGACCAACGGAAACGGCGGTATCTTTCAGCTCGTCGCCAATGCCGCGCTCTGCCCCATACTCCGGATCTTCGTATGGATTGCTTGGCTTCTTCGTCGCCGGCCTGGTCTTGGCCTGAGACTGACCGCCATAACCCTCCGGTTTCCGTTCCTCGGCACCAAAGTTCGGATCATCGTAAGGATTGCTGGACATCAGTTGCCTCCAAGGTAAAGCTGCGACAGGCCGGGAACGCCGTATTTCTCGTCAAACTGCGCTGCGGTTTCTGGATTGTTTTGCAGGGCGCGGATATGGTTCGGATTCACCTTCGGGGTGTCCTTGCCCTCAATGGCCGGCCTCATCTGGCCGCTATTCGGGTCGAACACATAGGGAACCTGGCGGGTGCCCATGGTCGGGTCGCTCGGATCAATGGGCTCCTCAACCAGCTCAACCTTGAACGGCTCACGGTCAGACTTTGAGCTGCCTTCGCCACTGAGGATTTGCAGCTGCTTGGCAATCTCTCCGCGAACCGCCGGGTCTTCTGCGGCCTGGTACTCCTGGCGAAGTTGCTCAAGACGCTGGGCTTGCTGGATCTCAAAACCACGGGCCTCCTGTTCTCCGGCCAGGCGGCGTTCATCCAGCGCCAGGCGGGCGCCAGTGCGCTGGTTCTGCCCTTGCTGGGTCAACTCAGTGCGCTCAAGCATCGCGTCATTGCGGGATTCCTGAATGTCCCGCTGACGGCTGTCCGTCATTTGGTCGCTGGCAATGCCTCTCAGCGTGTTGAGCTGGTTCGCGGTCAGCTGACCATTCTGCGCCCCTTCATAAGCGGTGCTGGCTGCGTTGAGCGCCTTTCGGGTCGCGTCATCCTGAACACTGCTATCCCGACCGATGTAGAAGTTGTCCCGGCGGCTCTTAGCCTGGAAGCCGGCGGCCGGGCCTTCGCCAAACTCAGGGGTCCGGGCGAACAGGTTTTCCACCGCCTGCTGATTCTGCGGGGAGCGGGGAGCCGTGTTGATATTTTCCTCAAACGGCTTGCCATTGACGGTAAAGCCCTTGCCGATCACCCCGCCTGAAAAGCTATTGCCCTGGCGAGTGACGTTGTTCGGCATATCCTGCTGGGCAGGGTCAGGCTGCGGCGGGGCCTGAACGAAACCAACGGCCTGTTCTCGGCGCTGCTGGCCGGCACCTGCTGGGCTCATATCGGTATCGCTGGCGGCTGCCGGCGCAGTTGATGCTGTCGGCTCGTCATTGGGCGCGGCGGGGGCCTCCGGGCGGCCGACATCACCGCCAATCGCGGCACCGCCGGCCGCACCGACAACAGTCCCTGTTCCTCTAAGTGCTTTCTCGGCCAGGTCGCCCTTATACCGTCCACGGGTCAGGACACGGGCGCCAGTGTCCAGCACCTTGCCGGTCATACTGCCGGCCTTGTTGCCGGCAAAGCCGCCGACGACAGCGCCGCCCTGGGTGCCGGCCAGCTCGGTATCCGTCTCCTGCTTGTCGCGGTAGAGGTTGTCGGCTAGGCCGAAGGTCAGGGCTGAGCCCATATCGGACGCGGCGCCAAGGCCTCGCAGTGCCGCGAAATGCAGCATATCCCCAACGGAGCCGTCGCCAGTGGGCTCGGGAAGATTGAACCGCTCTGCGTACCGGGCGGTAGAGTCTTCTTCCATGCCGTCCATGATCGGCTCAAGAGCCAGGCCAAAAACGCCGGGCTTGCCATGCTTGTTCAGGAATCCACGGGCCTTTGATCCTGCACCACGAACCGCCTGGTCCCGACTCTTTGAGGGCTGTGAAGGCTTGGATTTGGCATCACGGAATTTCTTGTCCTGCGCTGACCGCTCAGCTTCATACGCGGCTGTATCGGCCATGCGGGATGTCTTGGCGTTGGCTCGGCCCTGGTGATCCAGCCCGCCGGGCGCCTTGCCCTGAGTCTTTGAAGGCTCGACCGTTGCAGGCAATCCACCCTTCTGCCCTTGAACCGGTACCAGCTCCCGGGAACTGGACGGCATAAAGCCACGGCCGGTCTGGCCCTTGGAGTTAGAGTAGAAGTCGGTCGGCCCCTTGGCCTCGGGTGGCGGAAGCGCCTTCGGCTTCGGATTCCCTGGGAGACCGCCTTTCTGCGGTCTGGTGGTGGCTACATCACGGGAAGACGAAGGCATGGCGCCCCGGGCGGTGGCGCCTTCCTTGTTGGTGTAAAAGTTATTCGGCTTTGGCTGCTCTGGCTTGCTCTGAACCGCAAGCTGCTTGGAGGGAGAAGGAGAAGCGGCGCCGGCCTGACCGCTGCCGTTGGCCGGCTTCGGAATGGCTCTGGTTTTACTCTTTCTTTTCTCGTCCTCGCGCTGGGCGCTGATCTGAAATCCTTGCATGAGGTGGCACCTGATTCGACCGTATCTTTCGGGAATCTTCCCGACACGGCGGATTCAGGGCCAACCCTACAGGGGGCGATGGGAGCGCAAGGCGCTCGGGCATGATTTTCTTGCCTCCGGCCAGCATGGCCACCGCGAATATCACGGCAAACACCCCGATCACCAGCATGTACGCCAGATAGGTTGGAGCCATTTCACTGGTGGCTGGGCCATGAAACAGGAGCGGACCAAGCGATCTGTCCTGACCAATGACGAACACGAAGACAGGTACCGCCCAAATACTCGCAAAGGGCAGTGCAATCCAATGCTTCGGCCACTCGTCCTTGAGGCTTTTGCCGGTCACGCGGGCAAGAAACGCCGACAGTCCGAAAAGGACCACGTAGGCAACGAGGACCGTAAAGACGTTGAGCCCCCAAATCTCGGGGAAGTCGGATAAGGTGAAAGTAGGCATGGTTCCCTCATGCTCCTATGCTGGTTAGTAATTGTAGTTGTGGCTGGTCGAAGTGCTGGTCGAACGACTGTCGCTTGAGCTGGCACTGCCACTACCACTGACACTAGCCGATACATGCGCGGCAGACAACGCGCCGGCGGCAAGTTGAGCGGCGTATTGCCCGGCCGCCTTGGCCGCTTCTGAGGCAATACGGGCCTGTTCCGCCGAATGCTGCAGCTTGGCCTGGTACTCGCTGATCTGCATTTCCGAGTAGGCAATATTGGTCCGGGCGGCCATATCGGCATACCGGGACTGCATTTCAGCGTTGGCCACGTTGGCGCTTGACTGCGCCTTGTACCCCTCCACCCTGGCGGTGTAAGCGCTGGTGGCGTACTCCACTTCCGACAGACTGGATTGAAGCTCGGCCTTGAAGCCGTCGATGTCGGCCAGGTACTTACTGATCTTTGTCCGGGCTGCTTCCATCTTCAGCTGTGAGCCCTTCACCTTCACATCGGCCTTGCTCGATACCGCCTGAACCGTGGACGCATAGGCGCGGGCCTGGGCGTCCATGATGTCCGTCTTCGCGGTTTCGGCTTTAACCTGGGAATCGTAGACATCAAATTTCGCCTTTTCGGCGCCAATTTCCTCGGCAAAGGCCTGAATGTCTGAGCGGTAGGCATCAAACTGGTTTTTAATTACGTCAGCCCGGGTCTGTGCACCGCTCATCAGGGCCTTGTAGACCTCGACGCTGGATTCAACCGATTGCAGCTTGGCCTTGAAGACATCCACTTTCTGCTGGTTGATCTGTCCCAGCGCCACCTGGCCATCAATGGCCGCCTTATAGGCTTCCAGCTTAGACAGGGCGCCGTCCAGCTTGGTGCGGTAGACCTGGGCCAGCGTTTCAAATGCTGCGTTCTGAGCATTGAACAGACTGACTTGCGCGTTGAACACATTGATCTTCGATTCAGCCTGGAACCGGGCCGCCTCAAACAACCGCTGTGTCATGTTGGTAAACAAGTTGGTGGTCAACTGTTCCAGGGCAATGCCTTGCTGAACGGCAAAGCGGATATTCTCGATTTCCCACTTGGCTGCCTCGGTCAGAATGTCGCGGTTCAGCTCGGCCGCCTTCAATCGGCCCTGCTCACGGACCACGTTGGCCTGCTTGGCCAGCATCCCCGGCGGCATACTGAAATCGCGGCTGGCCCACGTATCCACGGCCTCCTGAACCGCCCGCTCGGTTTCGGCGCTATCGCGCTCCCGGGCTCTGGAAAACAGGGCGTCTTCCACGGCGGCCGGCAATCCGGTACCGCCGGCCATCATGGTGGATACCTTGGCCTGAAGGTCGTCCAGCAACTCGGATTCGTAGGTCGGCTCTGACCAATTTATGAAAACCTCCGGCACCTGAATCTTGCTCGGGTCGGGCGGTTTGTGGTCAAAGTCCGGCAGCTGCGGAAACTCAAAATCCGGAATGGTGATCTTTTCCAGCTCATCCATTTCCGGCATTTCAAGATTCGGGGCTTCCGGGATCTCGATATTGGTGTCGATGTCCGGGCGCTGGGGCTTGTCCGGCATGTTCATGGTCGGCGCATCGGGCAGGTTAATCTCGATGGCTTCCGGCGCCTCCGGAATATCCAGGTCATCCACATCCAGCCCGCTTAGAAGGCTGTCAATGTCGATGTCGTCCGGCATATCCGGAACGGTCATGCCCGGCAAGTTGGGGTCCGGAAGATCCCCAATGCCCGCGTCCGGCGCCTCAAAGCTTGGCACTTCGGGGCGCTGGGGCGCCTCGACTGGCTCAAACTTGATTTGACCAATGTTCTGAAGCGCAGAGTTAAGCTGGCTCTGATAGCTTTTCGACACCGATTCCAACCGGCTCATCTGGTCGTTAACAGTGCTTATTGCTGTGCCCAAGATGCTGTCTGGCGCGACTCCCATCACACTCTCCTTTTTGACGGCGCCGCTCGGACGCTCAAATCATTGATATGCCCATGCTTGCCGGTCATGCGAAGGCTGAACCGGAAGTGTCGGCCCCGAAGCCCCTTGCCAAAGCGAATGCGGCCGTTGGTCAGGTCGTCGGCCAACTCGGCCGGCAAGCGGTAGGTGTACGACTGCTCGAGGCCTCGCTGGGTCGTCACCACATCCATTTCCATCTTTCCGGACAGATCGTACTCGGCATAGGCTTCGGTCGGGTGAACCAGTTGCCCTTGCCCCAAATCCAGCTTGCCGGTATCAAGTCGGCCGGCAATGTCTTCTGAGCCTCCACGAAGGGCGTAAAGGCCATCACTGGCCACCCCGTAGGCTACCCCGTCCACCACGGCGATCTGCTGGAAGGTGTACGGCTGATAGCGGCTCATGCCCCACGTTTCAATATTGGCCGTCCAGGCTGCCCCGGAATCAACCTCTGACGAGGGCATGGTGTCCTCAACCACCGCCGTTTCCGTCACCAGATTCACGGCTCTGAGGGCATCAATCACCCGGTCACTGGCTTGCGCGGTCTCCACGGTCGGCTTTTGTTGCCCTGTGTGAGTATCCAGTACCGAATCCGCAACTTCCGCAACTTCCGCAATCAGGGCGCTGGCTGACAGGTTGCCGGTGACAATATCGGACGCTGCGGCGGATTCGCTCACCAGCTCGGCGGCCGCCTGCCAGTGGTGGTCGGTCGCCACTGCCTGCTCGGTTACCAGTGAAACGGCATACTTGTGGTCAATCACCTGACTGGCCACGGTTGCGCTTTCCACGGTCACGGCGCTGAGATTGTCCATCAGCGTATCGGTCACCCGGGCCTGCTCAACGGTCAATGAGCCAATCCGGTACCGGAAGCTCTCGGTTACCCGGGCCTGCTCGGTCACCAGCGGCGCCGAATGCTTCTGGTCAAAGACTTCATCCGATACCAGCGCGGACTCAACGACTGTGTGGTTGGCCTGGTCAATTACGGTGTCGGTTGCCTGGGCCTGGTCGGAATGAACAACCATCAGGCCGAACAGTGCGGCGCCTGTGATTTTCGCGGTTTCCTCGACAACGCTGTGAAGGCCAAGCCAGGTGTCGTCACCGGCAATGGCGGTTTCCTGCGTGTCGTCCCTGTAGTTACTCATTTATCACCCCGATAAAGTGGTGTGCGGTTCGGTTGTCGGCCAGCTCGGAATAGCCCCATGAATACCGAATACTCCCGGCCTTCTTCTCGTAAACGCTGGCATAATCCGCCTCGCCAATGGTTATGCGAATGGCATCCCGGTAGAAGTAGAACGGCGGGAAGGTGCCTGGCGCCGGCGAAAACCCGAAGTAGAAGCTGTGCGGCATATCCTGACTGAACTCCACATTGCCAGGCCCGGCCATGCTCACCCGCGTATTGCCCGACGACTCGCCGCTATAGCTCTTGCTCCACGAATAAGGCTGAATCCGGGGTGCCTCGCCGCCAATGACTACGCCGTTTCCGTACTTGGTCTTGTTTTCCCGCCGGGTGTACTTGCCAACGGTCCCGGTCACATCCATGGGCTGTCCGGAGAAGCCAAACCAGTTGCCGCTGGACGCAAACCCGCTCGGGTCTTCACCAACATTCATTTCATCCAGGTACACCGGGGAGCCGTCTTTCACCTCCACCCCTGGTGGCGCCTTCCCTGGCGGCCCTAGATAGTGAAAGATCGAATCGTAGGTCCAGAACGAATAGCTGGTTGGGTCGGCAACCGCACCCTGGCTGGATTCTTCGGACTCGCTTCGGCTCTCGGAGCCCTCCTTGTAGGCGTACATAATCACATCCCGGTTGAACACCGGAACGCACACCGCCGCATCCATACCGAAGCCGTTGACCGTCTCGCTATGCTCCACATGCTTGTAGTGCCGGGACCGACTCAACGATCCACGCTTGAAAAACAGCGGCGGTGTACTCCAACGCGGGTTGCTGAAACCAAGGTCAGTGCCGGTCAGGGTGGTCGTGGTTTTCGAGTCGGCCACCTCCATGCGGTCGTCCCACGCGGTTGTGTAGAAGTTGCCAATCAACCCGGAGCTGCCGCTGGTGGTAGTCTTCTGCCACTGACCAACGTACATATAACCGCCCCAATTCCCCTGGGTCTGCCGGTGAAACTCCCGCTCATCAATGAAGTATTTAATGACCTGCAGCTGGTCACCGACATAGCAGCCAAACATGATGGTGTCGCACCGCACTGCCGGGCCTCGGTAGTCCGGAGACACGAATATGAACGACTTGCAGCCCTCACCACTGAGGGTCGGGAACTTGAGCCGGCCCTGGGATTGCGGGTACATCCAAAGCCCCCAATACACCGGTCCCTTGGCGGTCTGCGTCACACTGCCGCTGTGGGTGGCTATCGGGTCCATTTCCAGGCCATCCCAATAATCAACGCCCTCACCCGTCTTCGACAGAATTTCCTCAACCGTGTGCCGGCGCAGCTTGTACTTGATTGCCAGGTCGCGGGGGTCGTTGCCATCCAGCTGCCGGAACAGCTGGGATAGGTAGGCGTCCAGTCGGCGCATCTGCTCGGCCCGCTCGGCGGTATCCGTTGACAGATCCCATTCTAGTGGAATGCGGCCGGCATTCTTGGCCGCGCCCAACGTCAGCTTCATCTTGTACGCGAAGCTCTGAATCAACCCGCTCTCGTCGTAGTCCCAACAGGTGTTGAACCCCTCGGTACCACGGGTATTGAATGACCACCCGCCGGCTGTGTAATAGGCCCGGTGGTCGTAAAAGTCGGCGGTGTCGCAGACCTTGATAATCACCCCGGCCCGGCGCCAGGCCTCAAAGTCGTGCCCCTCGTCCGGAAACGTCTCGCCGCTGGGCATACCGCCGAAGCGGTCCAGAAGCTTGATAATCTCCTGGTCGTCCACTTCCTCCATGTAGTCGCGGAAGGCCTTTGTGGTAGTCGCCGGTATCAGCGGCAAAGGCATGGCGTACACGCCCTTTTGGCTGACCTGAATCAACCACGGCTGGTTGTCCTCATCGAACGACACGCCATTGCACTTGCTGAACTTGAAGTCGCACCGAAACTGCCCTTCGGAATCCGGAAAGCCGGTGTAGCCAGGAAGCCTGACGTTAATCAGTTCTTCCTCAATCTGGCGCATATACGAGGCCGGAACGCTCATGGTGGACCGCTCAAGCTCGTCCTCGGGCAACTCGGCCAGCTTTTGCTTGCCGTAACCGCCAACCACTTGCATCACCTCGGCCATGGCGCCGCTGTACCACGTTGGCCGCTGCCGGTGATACTGCGTGAAGGTGTAAATGCCGGTAATGGGCGGGATGAAATGCTCAAAATCCCGGTGGTACTCAATGGTGAACCGCTGTAGCTCCACCTTCTTCTTGGGCTTGTCCTTCTCACCGTATCCGGACAGGCGCCGGCGGGCCTGCTCGGTCAGCTTCATGGTGACGCCCTCGCCGTCCTCCTTCTTGACCATGTACCGGTCAATGACGCCGGAAAACAGCATGGGCACGTTGGTTTGCGCCAAGCCCTCATACAAGAAGCTTTCCGGCTGGCTCTGGTCGAACACCAGAACCCGGAAAGTGCCCCCGGCATCAATGGCCACGGCTTGCCGGCCGCTCGGCAGATCCCGAACACGCTTGAGCATGTCCAGGCCTGAGAGCGCCTTGAAGTTGGTGAGGTTTCGCGCCATCGACTCAATGACGCGGTTATCCTCATCCGACAGCTCGATGTCATCGGCAAACCTGCCGTATGGCCGGGGCGAGTGCATGGGTTTACACGGTCAGGCTGACGCGGTACCCAACATCGTATGTGTCACCGTCCTGGAACACGCGGGCGGTCGGGTACTTGGTGGCCGATACCAGAACGCCAGTGGTGCCGCCACGAGTGCTGTTACTGAGCATGGCCGCGCCAGTCACATTCAGCTCGGAGCTGGTGGCAATGGTCAGGCTGGCCACGGCATCCATGTTGTCGATGGACGGGGTATCGGTCTCGGTCGGGGTCCAGACCGGGCGAGTCGGGTTGCTGTAGCCTTCGGTCAGGCTCACAATTTCGGACGCATTGGCCGCGAAGCTGGCCGCCGTCCAGTTGGATTGTGGGGAGGCGCTGCCGCTGAACAGGGCCAGGTAATACGCGGCCGGTTTGGCTTTTGGGCCAAGCGCCACATTCAGCATGTGTACCAGACCTTCCTCGACAATCAGGTTAGGGGTCCGCTGCCACTCGCCGCCGTTCACGCGGTCGAAGTATTCACCGGCGGCCCGAACGCCCTGCTTGGGGAAGTACAAGCCGCCCTCAGTCACATCAAACACCTCGTTGTGAAGCGCCTGGGCCAGCTCTTTGCGCAGATTACTCATTGGGATTGCTCCTGAATGCTGTCAGTTAAAGCCCCTGGTGGGGATAGCATCAGGTTACTGCCGTCAACAATCGGTCTTCCAACACTACAGAGGTGCCTTTTTCAGCCGTGATACCGCCCATGACCTGCCGTTGAGGCTCTACAAGTGCCCCCTGGGCGGTACCCACCACGTAGCCGTTGGCGGCCAGCCACACGGCCGCACCATCACCGCCCTGGGCCAATTCCGCACCCAAAGCATTCGCATCTGCCAGAATGGCGCTGCCCGGTACCGGCGGTTTCGAGGCCTTGCGCTCCATGGTCAGGCCGTCCGGAGAGCTGCCCCGGAGAAACGTCACATGGTCCGACTGCCCAACCCATAGCCCGCCGGCAACTGGAATCACGAAGGTAATGCGCTGGGGCATGGCCACAAAGCCGTGGCGCTCGTCGTGAAGGTGGTACGCCAGGGCTTCGGAGAAGCGCAGAATGTTGGCGGTCGCGGTCACCAGCCGGCCGCGCCAGTACCCCAAATATTTACCTGTTGGCATTCGTGACAAGTAACGGAATTGCGCGGCCGCACCCAGCCGGGGCTCAACCGGAATGCCAATCGGCCCGCTACCAGCCGGGTAATCCTTCTCGCGGCGAAGCTCACCGCCATTCGGGGATGTCATGTAAAGTCTGGCGCCGGTAATCGACGGGTCCATGGCCATGGGGAGCGCCACCTGTATCGAACCGTTCTCCGGAACATCGGCCTGGACCATTTCTGACAGCCCCGACTCCTGCTCACCGCGAAGCCAGGCAACGGCTACCCCGTATTTGCCGGCGGGCAAGGCGCCATCTGTGCCGGTGGTCAGGAATGGTTGCGCAGGATTATCCACGGCCAGCCGTTCGGCCTGGGCGCCGTTGAAGGTGAACAGCCCGGCCGGCGCCGCGACGACCACCATGTTGTTCAGAACGGTGTGCCAGGCGTCACCCTCACCGACGATGGCCAATTCCTCGTAATTCCAGCTGCCCGTATCCACGCGCACCCAGCGGTTGCCAACGGTGGCGAAGGTGTCTCCGTGAAGCGGGCTCTGCCAGATATTCCGGAACGGGACATCGGATACCTTGAGCGGCGCCGGGCGCAACTCTGCCTTCCCGCCGCCTGTAATGTTCACATTCACCGCATCACGAAGGTAATGCCGCCGGTTCCGGCCGCCAATCAGCAAGCTGGCGTCCTCGGCCTCGGTATTCATCCCGGCGAACGGAATAAGTGAAATGTCGGGCATCAGTAGCCTCCTTTCCTGAACTGGTCGGCGTTGCCGTCCGGCTTAATGAAGTGAACCGCTGGCATCACATTGGGCACTCCGGTACCAGAAACGTCCATCCCTACAGGCGCCACTTCCTGCTTCGGCAGTGTCGGGACGCAGGCATTTCTCACGGTCATGCGCTTGGCAAAGGCCATCAGGTCGTATTCGCTGGCGAACGTCTCATAGCCCTGGCACTTCACTTCCCGCACCCTGGGCGCAATCCAGTGTTCCTCGCTGGCCCGGTAGGCATCAAAGCCCTCGGGGATGGTCGGCATGGGCGGGTGAACAGCGAGGCCTTGATACTGGTACGGCCCGCCATGGCTGCGGCCCATGCGGTCCATCCGGCTGCCTTTCGGGTAAATCTCACGGTGGAAATGCTCGGCCTTCGGCTTGCCAACATCGTTGCCGCTCACGCTGTCTACGGTCACCCACTGAGGCCCGGTATAAGGCGGGCGCTTCACCGTGACATCACCGAAGACATCAAATCGACGGCCGCCGAATTGCTCCACTTCCTGACTGCCATCACCCAGCTTTTGCCAGCCGGCCCGGTAGGAGCGAATGCCCTCCACGGCAATGTACCGCTTCATCAGGGACAGTCGCGGCCGTGGCGGCCTGGGCGGGCTCGGGGTCCAGCGTTGGTAGACCTCGCCCCGCCAGGTGCTTACCCACGCTCGGCCGAACCGCTCTCCGGGCGGGTAGTGGTTGGTTTTGCCAACCGGCTGCCAAGGGTGTCCGGGCGGGTGGTGGTTCTCTCTGGCCTGACTGGTTGTTGGCCTGGCCCATATCGTGTGAGGGGATACCACGGGCTTGGACGGCTCCATGATGCCCGGTCCTGCGCCAACTTTGACGGTCTGCAACATGCGCCAGACACGGGGCGTACCGTAGCCATCGTGCGGCGGCTCGTCGCCAACGATAATGGCGTTACTCTGAATGAATGGGTCGCCGTAGGCTTCAGTCTTGAAACCGTAGGCTTTCAGCACATACAGGTTCAGGCTTGGATTTGGTACCTGATCTCGCCAGTTGGGCTCCATAGCCCCATGACCTTTCAGGTCAATGTGCTGGTCGGTGTACGGGGGCTGGCCGCCCTGGATTACTTCAAGCCGGTCGCCAACCTGTCCGGCCCTGAATCCGCGAACACTCATGCTGCGATCCCGGTCCGCAATCGCGGCCTCGCCAAACAGTTCGGTACGTGAACCAATGCCGTTGACCTGCCGCCATTCCAGCCGCACATGAGTATCGCCGTAGACATCGGACGCGGCGCCGTATATCCCCAGCTCTGGCGTCAGATTGCGCAGCGTAGACCAGCCGAACGCATCCGAATGTGACCAGCGGGTAGTAATCCGGTTGAACCGGCTTATCAGGTCATGCCAGCCGCTATGCTGGGACAGATCCTCACCGCCGGCCTCGATATACCGGGTGTAAAGATCCACGATATGCAAATTGATTCTCGGGGCGCCGATGGTGTACCTGGGCTCAATCCACAACTCACGCACCCGGTCTGCAATCATTGGTGTGCCGTATTCAGCTGCGTCAAAGCGCCCAATGCCCTTGAAGTACCGGCGCAGTGTCTCTGCCTCGGCATCCCCGTAAACGTCACCACGGAAGCCGTCAGGCGCAATCACAAAGGCATCGTTGTAAACCCGGCCCCAGCCGGAAATGTAAGGCGGCTCCATGCCCTGAATTGGAAGCTCTCGCACCCGGTACCCAATCATGCCGGATTCGTAGAACTCACCGGGATCAGCGGACTCGATACCGACTGGCATCAACAGGCGAGCCGCATGTTCCAAGGTCGCAACGCCATGGCGGTCAAAGCGAACGCCACTGGTACCCAGCGTCTTGTTCCGGTTTTCAATCAGCGTCCAGCGGGCGCCCTCGGGCGGATTCAGGCCGCTTTCGTGGTAGTAATACAGCTCAATGTGCTGGATGGCATTGAAGACATCCCCAACGCCCCAGCGGTCAGCGGGTTGCTGGCCCGTAGTAATACCCTTGGGTTCGAGGACCGTAGTCTGGTTGTAAAGCTCTGGCCAGGGGATTTGCTGGCTGAAAAAGCCCTGCTCAAACTCGATACGGCGCACCGGCGGCACAATCCGGTCACCGAACGCGGTACCGCTGAAACCGAATACCTCAATGACCTGAGTACCACCAACCCGGTGAACGACCGCAAATTCCTCAAAGTACCCCTTCGGATAAACCCAGCGGTTCGCGTTTGACAGGCGCGGGCGGCCGTAACGGGTGTGCGCGTCACCCTGGACCAGCATTTGCCGGTTGCCATGCTCAAGGCGGGGTGTGCCATAGGCCGGACGCACCTTGCCGGCGCCGCCTGCCTGTAGCTTGCGAACGCGGTACCAGACAGTCGCATCCCCAACATCCAGCGAGTCGATACCATCCAGCTCGTACCGGCGAGTAGAGCGCCAGACGGTCGGCTTGCCGGCTGCCCCTTCCATCCCCTTCGGGGCAATCGAAGGCGTCTTGTCCAGCCCGGGGCGGCCAAAGGCCAGGTAATCAACGCCACGGCCGTAAATGTACCGGATGAAGTAGCCAATGCTGGCCAGGCCAAACTCGGCCAGGTCGGAGCCAATGGGAGCGAACGAGGGCGTCTTGTTGCGGATTCCGGTACCGCCGAAGGCCTGGGCGTCAAAACCCCGGCCTTCCAGCGCCCGGCGGTTGCTTCGGACTTCCGCGAAGTCGGACGACTCAAAGAAATACTGGCCATCGACGGTGATAACCAGTCGGTTATTCCTCGCCTGTGTGTCACCAAAGATCCCGGCACCGAGAATCGACGGGGTAAAGATGGTTTGCGCTCGGTCGCGGGGCTCGGGGAAGCCAACGGCCGCTGAATCCCAGCCTTCCGGATACGTCCACGTTGTCCACTCTCGGATACTGTGCTGACCGATAACCGACGATACCCACCCCTCGGGCATGGGCGGGAATTGGACGGTGGGCTCGCCCTGCCCGCTGGCGTCGAAACTTTCAAGGTAAACAAATCGGGGCGAAACAATTACCCCTGAAACCGCCGGCGCCTCGATACCGCGAACGCGAATGCCCTGGTCAGCGGTCGTGTTGACCACCTCTGGCCTGGGGATGGACGATTCATTGCCGGCGCCCGCATAGACGTACTTCACGCCACCTTGCAGGAACGGGCGGCCGAACTCGGCAGAGTAGAAGCCATTGGCCCGGCGGATCTGCAACAGGTTCCAGACGTAGGGGCGGCCAAGCGCCATCTGGCTGGCTATGCCGTCCGGGGCGGTGTGCTTCTCCCAATTCCGAATGCCAGGCTCACCCACGGCGCCGTAGTCGCTGCCAAGGCCTTGCACAAAGCGGGTGAAGTAGCCGGCCGTGGGCCGGCCGAATCCGGACAGGTCGCTGCCCCAAGTCTTGATTGAGGCGGTGTAGTTGTACGTCTCAGGCTGGCCGAAGGCCTGCGAGGCAAAGCCGCTACCCAGCAGGAACCGGCGGTTGCTGTAAATCGTGGTCCAGATCGGCACTTCAAGCGCATCGAAGCCTGGTATCGAAACCTCGATACGCTTGTTGTAAAGCAGGGTGTCACCGAATACCCCGGTGTCCTTGATTGCCGGTACCGTCACGCCCTGGGCGTAGTTGGCGGCCTCCGTGGCGCCGAAGACAACCGACTCAATGCCGTCCGGACGCACCACCCGGTTCAGGTGTTGAACCAGCGGCCCACCAACGGCTCCGGCATCCCAGCCTACGGTTGAGGCTGCGTTTTCCTCCGGAAAGTGAATCTCAAGTGACGGATCACCGAACAGGCCGGTCAACGCACCACTTGGGCGGATAGTCCTTGGGGAAAGATTCACCCAGCCGAAGGGCGGCGCCGGTATCCCGGTATCCAGCTCAATGTATTGGTCGGCCTGCGGGTCGTAGACTCGCGGGCGGTTGACGCGCTGGGAATAGAAGCCGGACGGCTTAATTGTGACCTCACCACCCTGAACGAAGGTGGAACCCCAGCGGCTTGCGTCGAAATCCCGGCCCCGGATGATTTGCCTCAGATTCCAGACAACCGGCGCATCCTCACCAAAGCCGGTGGCCACAAAGCCATCAACGCGGGTGACGATTCGGGCGTTTTCGAGGGTCGGCTGTCCATAGCCAGACTGCTCGGCGCCCTCTGGCCAGGCCTGCTTGGTCAGGTTTTCAACGGTGGCGTTACCGGCCTGGCTGGCATCGAAGCCGTCCAGATAGTACCGGTGCGCGCCTAGCTCGACGGCCGGCTTGCCGGCACTGCCATGCGCGTTACCTTCGGGGAAGACATCGAAGAAGGTAGAGCGAAGGAAATGGTCACCAAACCCGGCCGCATTGAACCCGTCTACCGGGTAATAGCGGTTCAGGTTCTTTATCAGCGCCCCGTTACTGACCGCCAGGTGATCGAAGCCACCCGGGCGGGCAAACGTCCAGTAGTTCCAGGTGTTGTGCCCTGCCCCGAACTTGGTTAATACCTGTCCCTCGGGCTCGATGTATCGGGAGTAAAGATAGGCCTCTGGCTGGCCGAAAACGCTGTCAGGGCCGCCGCCAACCGGGAATACATATTGGTCTTCGCCGGTGTTGCCGGATTCGGTCGGGGCGAACTCAAGCCCGACATTGGCGCCAAAAGGCGGGGTGTAGTCGCCCTGGGTCAGAGTGACCGAAAACGTCTCCGGAATGTCGCTATGGCGCTGCTTTTCCAGAATGACCGGCTCGGACAGGTCCGGCGGCTGGTATGCGGGCGAAAAGTTGAGCCCCACCTGATCCCCGACCGGGCTCTCATACGGCGGGTATTTCCGGAAGCTCAGGGGTACCGCTTCGCCGCTGTGCTGTACCTCTGGACCGGAGAAATTGACCGCAACCTTGTCGCCTTCGGGCGGATCGTAATAATCACTCATGCTACACGGCTTCCGGTGGCACGATTCGGATATACCCGCCTGCGGTACCGCCTCCGGAATAGGTGGATCTGGCGGTACCGCTCACCCGGACCTTGGTCACTACGCTCAAATCAACGGAGTAGTGGAAAGACTTGTTGTAGTTGCTGCCACGGGTGTTTTCGTAGTGAATGCCAAGCTCGTCAAACGTCAGATAGCCCGTGGTGCGCGGGTAACTCCCGTACTGCCCTGCTTTAGTCAAGCTGCTCAGTGACGAGCCATACCAAAGTCCTGAACGGTAGGTGCCGTCCTTCTCACTCTTGATGGCGGCCATCACGTTGCCGCTATCGTTTAGGAACTCCAATGTCCAGGTATGGGTATCGTCGCCCCATGTGGCATTGGTTCCATAAATGAGCATCTGCCAGTCGATGTTGAACTGGTCGATCACCTTGGTTTCGGTCGGTATAGTAATGTCGCTGGCATCACTGCTCAGGTAGTTCAGCAGGCCCGTGTCCATAACGTGGGAGAAGTATTCGTCCCAAGTCGCGGTGTTAGAGTCTGACTTATCAAGTTCAGGGCTGTATCGACCACCGGACTCAGCCAGAGCCAACAGGAGGAAGCCAGATGGTATGAAATCGCCATACTTTCCTTCGATGAAGTAAGGCCCGTGGGTAATAGGCTTGCAGCCGGTAGACAGGTAGGTGACGCCATACTCGCCATTAATGTCCGGCTCAAACGACCATTCGCCGGTTGAATCCGGCGCTATGGTTGCTACCGGCTCGGCGGTATCCCACTCGAAAACGACAACGAAGCTCACCGGGTCGCCGTCATACCTTCTTGCATTTCCGTTAACGATTGCCACGATTTCGCTTCCGTTGCCGGTGAGTTGTGAAGCCCTGACCGCCGGAAGCGGTTACACCGAAGTCAGGCGGGCCTCGATCTCGATTACATGGTTGCCACCATTTGAGGTGCTGCCATTGGTGACCACCCGGACATAACGGGCCGCATCCTTGGTAAACACAAACTCCTTGCCGTCCGCTGTCTCTGCGTAGACTGGATCTACCGTGTCGTCATAGACCGATACCCACTCAATGCCATCCACGGAATACTGAACCCGCTTGTCGTGGTAAGTGCGGCCATCGCTCCAATAGAACCAAACGTGAATCTGGTTGATGTTGTAGATCGCGCCCAAATCCACGGACAGCCAGGCCTCGCCGGAGCCATACGAGGTGTAGTTGTTGGTATCGACGTTGCCATTGACCGGGCTGGATGAGCTGTTCTGGAAGGAAATGTCGTTGTTGGAATCCAGTGACTTGTTCAGCGCCAGGTTGGAGTCGAACGTCTCAATCGGGGTAACCACCTCAACGCTGAAAGCCTGCTCGACGGTGGTGCCGCGAACATCGGTAGCCTGGACCGCAAAGGAGTAGGCGCCCTCGGTCGCGGGATTGCCAGACAGCTCCTTGGTCGCCGGGTCGAAGGCTATTCCATCCGGCAGGGCTCCCGTGGTACCGAAGGTGTACGGGCCTTCACCACCGCTGGCTGCAAAGGTAATCGGCTGAATGTCGCGGCCAGCCAGGTACATGGTGGGCGGCTCGGCACTGGCGGTCATTTCCAGGGCCAGCAAGATCAGCTCGATGAACAGCGTCTTGTCAGTTGAATCCCCGTTTGCGTCCGTGGTCGTGAAGGTCACCGGGTAGTCGCCGGGGGCGCCGGTCGGCCAGTCGGCGGTCAGCTGGCCGTCAGCATGGGAAATGCCGTCAGGCAGGGCGCCAGCGGTCTTTGTGACCACAACGGGCTCCACACCACCAAACGTCCGGAACGTGTGGTCAAGCGGCAGGCCAATGTAGGCCTTCACCCAGCTGTCAAACAGCCGTGGCGGGTTGCTGGGCGCCACGTTGGCCATAATGACATCGTTGAAGCCCGGCTTGCGGCCGATAACGTCATACCGGAGATTCGGATTGAGGTTATCCACCCGCCAGGTACCGTCATTGCCAGACGCCACCTCGGCCAGCAACAGGCCATCCAGTGCCGGGTCACCAGAACGCAGAACCACCCGCACCGTGGCCGATACCGGGGCGCCATCGACTGTCGTAATGCCGTCCGGAAACCTCCCGGCCAGAAATCCGGTACCATAAAGCAATTTAGGATAGTCCGACTTCCTTAGCCTTGGTCGGCTGCCGAACATCCGAATATCTTTAGCCAATACAGATTCAACATCGACTGCCATGCCTTACTCCCACTCGTAAAGCCAGGCGAGCCCGCCATGATAGGCGGTCATCGCGTTTTCCTTGATAAGCAGATAAGGCTTTTCGGTGCCAGTGAAGTCCAAGCCAAGTATGTTGGCATCGCCGCCAATGTCGTGCGGCACGGTAAAAACGCGCTTTAGCTGAAACAGGCTCCCGTCCGACGTTGGCGCAAATACCGGAGCCACAACTGGCCTGGCTTTTTCTTTGAAGTTTGCTGTACCTCCTGCTCTAGCCTGCAAAGAAGAATTGCTGTAGATGGATGAGCCTGAGCTGTAATAGACCGTCTGTACTGCTTTACTGTCGCCGGCAGTATGCGAAAGCGCGGCGAAATCATGATCTGTTAGACGCTCAATGTGAAGCTGAACAATACCGCGACTGCCAGCATAGTCGTTGTAAACCCCGTTGTGATCCAGAAATATGGTCAGAGAGTCACCGGTGTATCTGACAAAGCTTCCAAGCCCTGCCTTTGCAGTCAATGCGCAGTAATTACCACTACCAACACTACGTCTTCCGCCAGTGTTGTTCGTATCAAGGGTTGCACCAAGCGGGTTGCCATTTGCGTCAACGCCCTGAGAGACACGAACGCGAATTGAGTAAGTTGGAAGCGCCCATATATATTGTCCATCAACGTATATGTACTCGTTATCGTAGAAGTCGCCATAGCCAATCATAAAGCTCACAACAATCGGGCTATCTGACACTCTTTCGTCATTGAACGAAAAGTGCATGTACGGCGACCAATTCCGTACATTTTTGGCAATCACCTCTTTCGCAGGTACCTGGTCAACAGATCCGGTTTCGCTTGCGTCATAAGCCCCTTCGATATCCAACTCAGTCATGCCAACGGCCAGAAGGTGCGAACGAAGCTCCTTCATGTACTCGTGCATACCTTCTTGGGTGCGTGGATCTCCAAGATTTGAGTTCGCCTGTGATACCGCCATGCCTTACTCCTTCAACTCACCAAGCGGGGTTTCATTCGGCCAGTAGCCTTTCTGTTCGTGCCAGTCGGCATAGGCCTGAAAAAAGGCCTCATCGCCCTCACTGTTGGCCCGCGTCACCGCAAACTCATAGGCGAACTGCTCCGGGTCTTGGTCGGAACGGTTCAGGGCGCTCTCATAGGCGAACATCTGAAACGGCGGCAGCTGGGCCACACGGCGCCAGTTCACTTGCTTTGGCTGGGGATCGTTCATGGTCACCGGCTTGGCTTCAATGCCCTCGGCGGAAACTTTGATTGGTGGTGGCTTCTGGCTCATTTATCCAGCTCCTTAATGCGTTTCTCGACTTTGCGCCTCTCGGCCGGCGTCAGTGAATCCAGCAGGTCAATCACCTTGTCTACCATTCTGATACCGTGCGGGTCTTTCTTGCTTGTTCCGGTGCCAGTCCAAAGCTCAAGGTTTTCAGGCCGGTTATCGTATCGCTTGCCGTTTTTGTGGTGGACGCGCTCTGACTTTTTGAGCGGGCGACCTATAACCTGCTCCATGACAAGGCGGTGTTGAAGCACGTACCCTGAAGCGTCCGCAGCCGGATGACCCGGCTCAAGTTGCTTGATATAGCCGTCCAGCTTCTTCGTGACGATTTCGCCGCCTTTCCATCGTGCATTGGCCGCTCCAATCTGTCGCTGAGACAGTGAATGGCCAGCACACTCGCGCGAGCAATGCTTCACGCGAAGCTTGTAGACAGGGAAATCTTTTCCGCAGGACTCGCAATTCGCAATACCCAACGGCAGTCGGCTCTCACTGTTTGCTTGAAGCCTCATGGGAACCTCGATCCCAAGGTAATTGCACGCGGCTTCAAGATTCTTTTTCCTGGGCAAAGATCCATTTTTGAACCACCGAGAAAGGTTCTGAGGGGTTATTCCTATCTCACGAGCTAGCTGAGCCTTAGAAATACCCCGATCTTTCAGTGCAGACTTCATTCTTTCTAAAAGAGCCCGCCCTTCTTTGGCCAAATCAATCTCTTCCACTCTGGCCTCGTCAAGCTTATTTCGGTTTCGCTCGCTGTGGCATGAGCGACACCAGTAAGACAGCCGGCCTTTCCCGCCTGATTTTGGAAATTCGGTTTTTGCCTTTTCGGCTTTGCACTTTGAACAAGTTTTCATGGCCACCTCCGTTGTTTTACGTGGCGACCATGTTACTATAATATGGGTATAATGTCACACTTTAAAAATCTTATTCGTGCCATTATCCCATGTAACAATAATATCACCGCCGTTCGGGGTAATCGGAAGACCGGTGGCCGTGTCGATGTAGGCAATGAGCGGGCTGGTGCTTTCGGTACCGGTGTCGGCGTAAATCACAATCGCCTCAATGCTGGCGCCGGATACGCCGGTGAAGGTGACATCGGCCGCATCAGCCGCACCGCCGGTGGTTGCCTTGCTGGTCAGGGTGACCGGGCCGGCAACTCGGGCAGAAGTCGGGATGTCAGACAGGTATTCGTGAACACCAGTCTGCGGAGTGTAGGCGCCGGTATCCACCAACAGGCACTTGATGGTATCGGTCATCCAGTTAATTTGCGCTTCCAGAAAGCGTTGACGGGCTTTGTCGAAAAGAGTGTTGGACATATCGGGCTCCTGCCGTGGTTCGGTATGAGCGGCCCGGTGGTGGCCAGACCGCGTCTCGATATGCCCGATTGTCCGAAGGTGCGGGGGTTTTCCCTATCTCTACAGGGGGCGCTAAATGCCGCCGCTGTTCACGGCCTTGTCAATGGCATCTTGTATCGCGGCCTGAACGGCAGCCGCGTCCGGGTACTTCCCTGCCACACCATCTATGGTTTCCTGGATTGTGGCGGGCTTGCCCTTGAGATATTGCACCGACTCCAAATCTTCCTTGAGATCCACATCCCAGCTGTACGCACCTGTCAGCTCGTCCGTGAGGCACACCAGCGCGTTTGAACCGAAGTACCGGCGAGCTTCCCAGGTTGTGGTGTTAAAGGTCGCTGGCGCCGGCTGAGTGCCCCTGAACGGCTCAGGCAGCATTACCCGCTTGGTTACAAAGTTCGTATCGCCAGCCAAACCGAAGGAATAGCCGTTCACACCAACAGAATCCAGCCCATGAATCATGCCGCCAACCGTGGTGTATAGATTCACTTCCTCGGCCGTTTCAAAAGGGGCGGAAAGCGTGGTATCCAGCGTTCCCTCTGGCGCCTCGGGCATGACAGACAGCCCCCACAAGCGCATTCCATCCGGGTTTGCAGCCTTAGTAAGTGTGGCTCGCTCGTGGAAATCCCACTTTGTCGTCGGGCCATTGCTGTCCATGCCCCAATTTTCCATCAGGTAGCCATCAGTGCTGTTCCTGGGGAGCGGCAGGTTATCCGGGTTGCCGTTGGTCCAGTTCACATAGCGCCAGTCGTCCGTTGCCCAATCTGCGGGCAGGTCGTCTACGTGGTCAACCGACACATCCTCCCAAGTCCAGGCATTCGCGCAGTATGGAAGCCCAGCATTGTGGCAGGCGTTGACCGCGTTAATCTGGCGCTGGCGAGAGCTGCCGTACTCAAACCCGAACTCATCAATGAAGATCCCGGTCACGCCCAGCGCGTTCCAGTCAGCTACCCGGGTGGTAATCTCCGATATGGTCAGCCCGTAGCTATTCATGCCAAGCGGGATATAGCCCCACACCTCAACGCCCTGGGCAATCAGCTCTGCAATCACCAGCTGGGTATCGGCGTAGGATTCGTGGTTCGGGTCTTGGTAGGTGTCACCGCAAATGTATATGTCGTATTTAGACGCTATCTCATTGGCGACTTGCTGGGCGTCCCACAAATTCTGATAGGCCACCGGGTACCCGTAGTACACCAGCAACCGCTTGGGTGTGGCCGGGAACTCGTAAGCAGCTGTACTTAGCTTGTCAGAAAGGGCCGATTCCAAGGCCTGCACACCCGAAACCAGCTCTTTCACATCCTCCCCGATAACTTGAGAAAGCGCCGATATACGGGCGGACAGGCTCATGGTCAGCGCCCTTTAAACAGCTGTTTTAGCGGCCGTGTAATCGGCGGCAAAGTCGTGGGTCGGGTCGCCAACGCCGATGTTGGTACACGCGATCAACTTCTGTGCGGCCGTCAGGGTTTGCGACTGGTCAAAGCGCACCCGGTTATTCAGGCCGGTGGCAATGGTTTGAGCAAAGTCAGGGTCATTACCAAGCGCGTCAGCCAGCTCTTTGAGCGTATCGAGTGCCGCACCGGCGCCGTTGATAAGCTCATCCTTAACCGCGTTCTGTGCGGCCAGCAACTCGCTTTCAATCTTGTCGATGGACCACGTAACCACGGTGCCATCGGTGTGGGTACCGGAGTCGTCAATAACATCGGCCGTGGCGGCGGCGTGGATCTCGGTAATCGCATTAACCAGATTGTCCTTGGCCGTGGTCGGCAACGAGGCCAAGTCACCCTGGTTGGCGGTCAGCAGCTTCACATCGGCGCCAATGGCCTGGGCCAAGGCAATAATCTTCGTTTCCATGCTCATGGGGTCACCCCTTCGCTAAAATGTAATAAGCCAGTGGATCGGGCTTGAGGTCGTCGGAGACGTACAAGCCGTCCTCCTTGCGGGTCAGGCGGTTCTTGTCCGCCTTGCTCACCTCTGCGGCGTAGCCGGTCGGGCCTCGCGGGCCTTGCGGGCCTTGGCCAACAGGGGTTTCGATAACCTCCGGCTCACATTCTTGAGCCAGAAGCGTATCGCCTGGGCCGGATTCAATGACCTGCGGCGGGCTGTCTTCCGTGACAAGTAACGACGAATCGCTATCCACTTCCAACAGGTCAATGCGCTGTTCCTCGGACAACACCACCCGTTCATCGGTGGTTTCCACCAACTCGGTGCGGGTGTTCTCCGGCTCAACACCACTCACCGGGTCACTTCTTTGGTCAGGGTGACATCCCCGGCCAGAATCCGGGTGACATCGCCGTTGGGTGACTGCAACTCAACGTCATACACCGCTGAATCGAAATCCAGCGCGGCCGTATCGGTGGCCGACATATACAACGTGAACGTGCCAAGGTCCGGGCCGATGATGATGCCGCCGTTGTCGCTGGTCAGTTCGGCAATCACTACCTCGGAGTCGATGGTTTCCCGAATCTGCATCCGGCCGGTGTAGTCGGTCAGATCTACAGGCTCACCGCCGGCCTTCCATGTGAATGGCTTGCGCAGCGTTGCACCCTGATCGAGCTTGAGCTTGTACTTCACGGTGGCCATTGGTCGCTGTCTCCATATCAGGGCCAGTACGGTTCAACGTGGTGCTGGACATCCTCACGGGTCATTCGGCGCAAGTCAGAGTCGGTCTGCTGGCCAAAATACCGGGTAAACAATGCCTCGGCGTTCTGTGCCCGCTGCGGGTCAAAGACTTCCGCATCCGGTACGCTGAATGCCTTGGACAGAGCCCAATGAACGAGGTGGCGGTGGTGCGCGGCGTTGATTTCAGGCTCGTCACTGCCAGTATCCATCGGTGACAGCGGCAGCCGGTAGCCTTCCAGGTTCACCACACCGGCATCGGTGGGCCTGGGTACCAGCCGCAACCCCTTGTCGCCCTGAATGGCGTACTCAGGGTCGCCTTCCTCGTTGCGCCAGTCCGGCATGATGCTGTCCAGCGCCTCTCCGGAGACAAGCTTGAGCGGTTGCACCCGATACAAGCCGTCCCGGTTAAAGGCCAGGTGGTCGATCTCATACAGCGAGGCATGGAGCGGGTAGGATGCCTTGCCAGCCTTCACCTTGAGGGTGCAAACGGCGGCATTGTCGCTCTCATGAATGAGGCGCCCGCGTATCGCGGCTTCCTCTTGGGCCTCGTTCAGCCAGTCGGTGATTACCTCGTCTGACCAGAAATAGGGCTCAAAGAGGTCGTCAGCCTCGATCCTCACCCGCTGTATGAGGTCTTCCAGGGTCATACCACACCAAACCGATCAATCATGCCGATTACGTCTTCACGCAGATTCTCAACGCTCTTGCGCTTGTTAATCCGCTGCTCGTACTTGGAGTAGGCGAAGTTGTCCAGCGCGTCCTTGTCCATGCCTTGAACACGGTCGATAACGTCCTGGCGCTCACGCTCCTGCTCGTCCTTGGCTTCCTGCTCGGCTTTGGCCTTGTCCAGCAATTCGTCGGTGTTGTCGTCGCCCTTATCCTCGGAATTGTCCTCGGTCTTCTCGCCCTGGTTGCCGGTGTCATCACCGTTATCACCGGCGTTTTCGGTAGAACCAGTATCGCCGCCGGTGCCCTGCCCCAGGTTGAGCAAATCATCAGGCGCATTCTGACCGTTGTTCTCGCCCTGATTCGGCGCATCACCCGGGGTGTTGGCCTCAACGGTGGTGAACAGGTCTTGGTGGCGCAACAGGCGCAGTGCCAGATTGGATGGAACCACCCGCACCTGCCCCTTGTTGAACGGGAGCTTGGAGCCATACAGACGGTCAATCCACGGCTCTTTGCGGCCAATGTACTTAACGGCTACCTTCTCGGCAGCCAAGATGGCTTGTCGGTCCATTTCCTTCCCCTTTCAGGTCAATGGGAAGCGGCCCTGTCAGGCCGCCTCATGGTTGGGCCTTATCGCGGGCCGGTCAGCTCACCGTTGACGACAACGGCTACTTCACTGGCCTTGGCGTTGTCAGCACCGGAAATGGTCAGCACCAGTCGGGCCGGCTTCGGCAGGGTCACCAGCTTGGCGCCACTGGCACGGATGCGGGCGGCCGCGTCCATTGCCATGTTGGAGCCGAAATAGGCGCTATCCTGCGGTACTTCGGTCGAGTCTTCGCCATCCTCGTACACAAAGCCCAGCTTGCCCTTGATGGTCGCGCTCATGCCGGTAGTGACAAACACGCTGGCGTCTTCCAGGGAAAAGCCTTCGGGAAGGTGACCAAGGTCCACGACATCACCATTGGCCAGGGGCGTGGTGGAATCGGATTCTTGCACGGCGCCCAGCGCACCGGTGGCCATTCGGAATTTCAGCGAGGTGACATTGCCGAACGGGGAGAAACCGCCAAACTGACGGTTGTTCAGGTTCTTGAGAGTTACTTTAGCCATTGTGGCCTCCTGCTCAACGAATCGGGTTCATGCGAAAGGGGCCAGCCGTGGCCAGCCCCTTATCGCTTACTTGCGGGCGCCGATGATGGGCACGGCGGTGTCGATAGCGGTCACACCGTAGTCGGTGATCTCGTTACCCTCGCCGGTATCCACATCGAAGCGGATCTTGGAGACGCCACGGATGGCACCCAGCAACAGCTCTACCTTGTCGCCGTGATCCAGTTCCTTCTCAGACCAGAAGAACGGGATGCTGGACCGCTTGTGCGCTGCCAGGGCTTCGGCTACCGCCTGACCGCCAAGCAGGATGGCCCGGTCAATGGCGAAGGTGTCACCGAAGGACTCCGGCACGATCACCTCAGACTCGGCCTCGCTGGTCGCGTCGGCGCAATACTTGATCTTGTCGCCGGCGTAGAAGCGGATCGGCTTCGGCATCTTCACGATGAGTACGCCATTCCAAAGACCGGCCTCGCCCATGAACAACGGATGCTGGCCGGCCTGGTTGGCGCGGGCCAGGGCAGACGCCTGGATGGAGCGGAAGTTAGGGTCAGTGGAGAAGGAGCTGTACTGCGCCGGGGATACCAGCAACACCCGAATCGGGGAGTCGTCGGCGGCCTTGTCGCCCTCAAACTTCACAACGGGCGGCGGCAGTGCGATTTGCTCCATGGTGGTACGCACACCGTCGATGGTGTCCATGCTCATCAGGTCACCCGTGGTCAGGTCCACCTCACCAGCATTGGTCTTGAACGGCACGATACCGCCGGCATTGTCGGCAATGTAGTGACGGTTCTTGGTAGGCGCCTTCACGCGGTTCACCATGATGGCCCCGAAATCCTTGTCGGATTCGGTCGGTACCACCCACTCCACGTTGTTGTGGTAGCCACGGGCGCCGGCCATGTGAACCAACAGGGATTGGTCGATGTAGCGGTCCATCAGGCTTTGCGCCACCGGGCGGCCCAGCGAACGGAACTCAACCGGGGAGCGGATGCTGGTCATGGCATCGCCCAGGTCCAGCGGGAAACGGGCCTGATCCACACGAAGCTTGTCTTCGGTGATGCTCAGGCCAGTACCACGGCCCTCGGCATAACGGCTGCCCATGATGGGCTTGGCGCCTACCGGGTTAAGCAGGTGGAAAGTCACCTCGTCACCACGGCCCTTGCCAAGATCCTGACAACGGACAATAGGCATGTGCTGGGTGGTCTGTTTGCGCAGCGTTGAAGTCGCGCCGGCCTGGCCCTTGGGCATCTTGCCGGTCAGCTTGTTCAGCGTACTGTTACGCTGCATGTGGGTGGCGAACAGGCCTACCGCCTGTTGCACCATGTTCTTCGGGTCGCCGTACTTGGCGTGAGTCTTGTTCGCGGCCATGGAATCCTCCGATTAACCGTCAGATTGATTTGTTCAGGAAGGATTCGATCTTTTCGGGCGACATATCCTCCATGCGCTCAAGTAGATCCTTACCTTCACTCAATGACGCCATCTGTTCCTCTGGTGTCGCAGCCCCAGCAGCGCCACCGGGAATGTCCGATAGGCTGGCCGGGGGCTCCGACTCAGTGCTTTCAATGGCTGCCCGGGCCTTGGCCTTGGCGTCACCACCTTTGGCGTCTGCCTCGTCCTTGGCCTGAGTTACACCTGTCTCCCGCTTGAACGTGTCGAACAGCTCAATGACTTCCTCTGTGCTGCCCTGGCTCAAGACCACCTCGCACCCCTTGCGAACGTGGGTAGGCTGGGCTTTCAGCCAGTCTCCCAGCTCCTTGCTCTCGGCAATGGAGTCTGCGTCCGGGTGTGCCTCATAGATGGCGTTGTAGTGGGCCTCGGCGGCGGTTTGCTGCTGCTGCTCCTGTTGCTGTTGCTGCTGACGCTTGTCGCGTTCGGCCAGCTCCATTTGCACCAGCTTGGCTACACCTTTCGCCAAGTCTTCTTCCGTGAAATCCCCGAACAGGTCCGGGTTAACCCCGTTATCAATGGCTTCCTGCGCCATTGCGGCGTTCTGGTCGGTCTGCGTGGCGGCTTCACCAGCATCGGCTCGCTCCTGCGCTTCCGCTTTCAAGCGTTCCAGCTCGGCGGCATTCGCTTCGGCCTGCTGCTTCCAGTGCTTCTCGCCCTCGCGGGCCTCAACCAGCTTGTCGTAAGGGATGGTGTGCTTGCCGTCCTTAGCCAGTAGAACCGGCTCCTGCTCGGCGTCCGGCTTGGCCTGATCCTGGCCTTCTCCCTTGTCCTGTTCGCGCTGTTCGTTGTTCGCGGTATCGTCGTCAGATTCACCAGCATCAGATTCAGTAGAAGCGTCGGGCGTCTCGCTTCCGGTTTCCGGCTCGGTTGTGCCGGTATCGCCCTCCCAACCCATTTCAAGCATCTGGGCTGCCTGCTCTGGCGTGATGTTGTCTGCGTCTAGCGACTGGTAAAACTCGTCGTGTTCTGTGCTCATGCTTCCCCGCCACATATCGCCGTGGCCGCGTAAGAGGATGTGCAACGGGGGGCATAACGCCCCGAACTTCACCCGGCGCTGGGCCTGGGCTTGAGGATGAGGTTATGGATGGTCGCGGGCGGTATCGAACCCTACAGGGGGTAAGAAAGCCGGCAGGGAACCGCGTGGTTGCGGGCCTTACCGGCTGGGCGGGTTATGGCAGGTTGTCGTCTACTTCGTCCGTCTCAATACCGTTCATCCCTGATTGCGGGTCTTGCGGTACCGGCGGGAAGTTGGGGCTGGTGTTCTCCTGTACCCCGGGGATTTCTCCCGGGTCATAGCCTGGCGCTCCCTGCGCTGGCTGCTCCGGTGGCACCTCTCCCTGCTCCGACGGCACGGCGCCTTGCTCCGGCGGTACCGAGTCGGCCTGTTGAGGCATCGACTGTCCCTGCTGTGCCGCTGCCTGCTGGGCGGTCGGGAAGTTGGGGTCATGGCCGCCAGGATTCGGCCGCTGGTACCCGGCGCCCTTCATGATGCTGTCCGCAATCGGGGCAATGGCTGGCATTTGCGCTACCTGCGCACCGCCTTGCATGGCAGAGAACGCGGCCTGTACCCCGATTTGAACGGCCTTGGCGTCCAGGTTCTTAACCTCGCTGTCGGTCTTGCGCTCTTTCAGGTCAAGCTCTCGCTCTTTGATTGCCCGGTCGGATTCAGCAAGCGCCTTCTTCACGGCCTCCTGCTTCTGCTTCTCGATTTCTTCCGGGCTCGGGGCGCCTTGCACCTGTCTCACTGCCTCAACGACATCGCGCTTGTACGGTACGTCCATCAGGCTGACCATGAACGGCATAACCGCTGCCTGGTACTCCTGCGGCAGTGATTTGACCGTCTCGGTCATGGCGGCCAACTGCTGCGCTCGGAAGCTTGAGCTGGTCGGTACGTCTTCCAGTGCTACCTTGAGGCGGGTGCGCTGTACGTCATTGCTCAGATAGGCCATGCCGGTATCCGGGTCTTTCTCCGGCTGGTTGATACGCACCGTCCGGTCGGCCTTCACCGCGTCACCCTCAATCACGATGGTCTGCGGCTTGTCGCCAAGATCCTCGATAATCATGGCCAGCAACAGGTCACCGACACGGGTACGCCCTTCCCTGAAATTGTCCATGATGCGGGCAAGGCTCTGGTTGCTCTGCTCCACCTGGGTCTGCTCTTGCAGGCCGGATGTCGCATTGCCCTGCTTGCCCATGAACCCGG